ACCTTCGTAATGACGCCAGCGAACCGCCGGCTCCGTGGCGTCGTTCTTATCTGAGTCATAGTTGTTAAGCTCATTAGTCCCGATGCCATAGGTGATCGGGTGCCAAATGTCGCTATACTTGACGTGGGCGCAGCAGATCCGGTCAAAGTCAATGTCCTGGTCAAACGCGTAGTAGCGCTGGCCTTTTAGCAGGGGCTCGTCCCGGTCGATCACGCCAAAGGACCAATCAAAGTCCTGCCATAGGCGCTCTTGCGTCCTGCGCAGCAGCTGGTCGAATTGCTCGACCGAATTAACCCCCATGGCCACATTAGGGGACGCACCAATCTCAGCTCTGAGCTGATCGCGCAGACTAAGGAGACTAGTGTTCCTGGCCATGTCCGGTTAGGCCTTGGGTTCGTCCTTAGCCTTAGCGCCGGTATCGACGCCAACCTCGGAGAGCTCAGAGGGAACCTTGGGCATGGCGCCAGGGAACACGGCCTTGAACGCTTCGTCGCCGTATTGAAGCTTAAGGCGGTTAACCTCGTCGGCGTTGCTGCGCTTGACGGACTCGATCTCGACCGGCGCCACGACAGAGTCGTCGCCGTGGATGTGCTTGAGCANGACGATCTCCGCAGGGGTGACCCGGCGCGTGACCGTATGCTGAATGTTGCCGTTAAGAAGGATCTCTACAATAGCGGTCTGCATAGGCCTAGTAATCTGCCCAGGCGCCTGGNNCGCGCAAACAAAAAAGGGGCCCCGGATGGGGCCCCTGTTTGTAGGATCTAAGNNCGCTTAGGCGACCTTATAGACGCCGGAGCTGTTAAGCTTCTTCGTCACAAGACCACCGGTCCAGGTCATGGCCTTGTAGATAACATACTTATCTTCGGGGCGAGCCGGGTTGTGGGTCTTGTTTTCTTCGCCATCCATGACGTAGAGCTGCAGGGCATCGGAGTCGATGATGTAGCAATAGTCAGTCTGGTTGCCGGAACCGCCAGCTTCGGGCAGATCATCCAGGGTCGGGTCGTAGACGAACTCACCGATGCCCAGGAGGCTGGTGATGCCCATGCCGACGGTGTTGGAACCGGTGAAGCCGGACTGAGAGTAGATACCCTTGGAATGGATCTCTTTCTCAAGCTTCTCCAGGAAACCAGAACCGCAGAAGATCGCGTTCGGCTTGCCGCCGTAGCGCTTCAGCTGACGCACTTCCTTACGGAGGGAGTCGATGATGTTGGTCGAACCGGACGCGTAGGTGAACTTGTCCGTGCGGTTACGCCAGAGGGCGTTGGTCGCGCGGGAGATGCCGCCGGTGGTGCCGGTAGCGTTCAGATCCGTGGCGCCGCCGGTGATTGCGAGGCCGGGCTTGAGGAAATTCATCAAGCCAGCCACAACCTTGGCGTCCTGGGAACCGTCTTTCCAGAACATCTGGTTCATACCGCGGGACCAGCCCTCGGTCATGTCGTCGAGCTTAGCCTTAAGGATGTTGGTGAGGACGGTAACGTCGCGATTGCTGTGCTTAGAGGTGCTTTCGCCGGTCGTGCTGTCAGAGACGGAAATGCCGTCAATCTTGAGCTCGGTCAGCGTGACCTTGATGCCAGCATGGATTTCCTTCCAGGGGAAGAAAACGCGCTTGGTGTTACCGGGGTTGTCGTAGGAGACGGAGTCGTCGCCTTCGTATCCGTGGATCCCAGGGAGGGAGTCATGGAACGTGATCGGGAGGGAGATGTCACCCTTGCCGCCGGGGAAGGTCTGCTTGCGCTTGTTCATGAACGCGAGCAGGGGCTTGTCCTGGAGGGTCTGGGCGAACGCGTCGCTCTTGACGTGGAAGTCGAGAGCCGATGCGACGATGTGGTCGAGGGAGGAGAACGTGGAGGGCATGGTAGTATCTGGTTCGTTTTGTTATGACTGAAAACCCAACCGGATCACGTCAGCTAGGCTGCGCGGCGCCGGCGAGGCGTTGACGGACGACATTGAGCTAGTGGAAACCTTAAGCGGCGTATTTCTCCCGGCAAGAGGCCTAAGACGAGCGTTTACATCGGAGAGAGCGCGACGTGCGATCTCAATAGCTTCCGATGAATTGCTTGCCGGCCGTTCTGCCAGGAGGGCCTTCACCCGGTCCTGCACCATCTCGTATTTCGCGGACCATTCCGGATCCCTGGATCGTTCTACCTGTTCCCATTGACTCACCGCGTTGACCATTGATTGCGACTGCGCGATCGCTTGCTGCTGCTGGATATACTGCTGCTCGTCTTGCGAGCGTTGGTAAGCCTGGGCCTGTCGAGCCATCATGAAGTCACGCTCGGCGTGAAGCCGGGCTAACTCCTTTGCTGACTCTTTGTCGATAAGCGCTTCATCAACCCTGCTCTGAAGCTCCGGCGAGAGAACATCTCCCGTGTAGCGAGCAAGGCCTTGAACGTAGCCGTTAAGACGTTGATACGCCTCGACCGGGTTGTTCTTCATTAACGCCATGACATACATTCCCTCAGCCATCTCCTGCGGCGAAAGGCCGTTGCTGTTCATGAAGGTGTTAATCTTCTCAAACTGCTCAGCCTTTGGTTTCAATGACTCACGCTCGGCCACCATCTCCTGCCAGCGCGGGTGTTTGTGGAACGGTAGCTCCTGCGCATCGGGGGCTTTCTTCTGACCGGAGCTGTCCAAGCCCTGGTCATCGGCTGCTGATCCCTGCGCGGATACCTTCTGGTCCTCCATGGTGGACGATGCCATGTCAGATTTGCCTTCAGATGCGTTTTTAATCACATCTAACAGGCTGATCTTCTTATTAGCGTCCGTGTCGCCCGCCGGTGACGAACCAGCGGTATCTGCATTTAGCGTCTGAGCTTCCGGCGCTGCGCTCACCTGGGGCGCAGCGTTCTGCTCAACAGGCGCCTGGATGGGCGCCTGGGTTGTGGATGTGGGGTCGATCGACGGTTCCGACCCGGTGCTATTTAGCGTCTCGCTCACAAAGTTAGTCTTTCAGCTCCAGGCTCCCTGGCAACAAGAGCTTAAACCCCTTTTTGGGGTAGCCCGTATGACTTAGACACCGGGACATTAGGGACCTGGGCGTTGATGTTGCCGCCGGCTGGGGCGCCAGGCGCAACAGGAGCTGCCGCCGGCTGACCGCCACCGCCGGCCGGGCCCTGGAGATTAGGATCCTGGGAGGCCTCAACCTCAGCCATCTGCTTCTGGGCGTTCATCTGAACGATGGACGGCAGCGCAGCCCGGACGGCTTCAGACATATCCAGGCCATCGTCCATGCGCTTGATGGCCTCCTTGGCCAGCCAGGTGGGGTCAATGCCAGGGATCTGGATCAACAGCGGAGCCAGGCGCTCAAACGCAGCTATGTCCGCAGCCTTGTTCGGGCGACCGGAACTGCCGGCTTCGATCTCCAGGAGAAGCTCCTCGGCGATAGCCTGGGAGGATAGGGTCGGCCAGGCAGCGCCAGGGCCGGCGATCTTAGTAGCCGTGGCCGGGTCCATCATGGTTAGCATGACGGCGCCGGCTGCGCGGGCTAGCTCGGTAAGGAATTCGTCCAGGTCGTCCACGTTAGAGCCCATGGAGCTCATTCGGCTGGACTCAGCTACGGACACTTCCGTAGCCGTGTTGCCGGTGCCGCCGCCCAGGTTGGCTTCCTGGCTGCCGACGACGCGGAACAGATCCTCCATGAACATGGAGGTATCATAAAGAGACGGGTCAATCTGGATAGGCTGCACCGGCTGCAAGAGCTGGTTCACCGCCTGGCCAGGCTGGAGAGACATGAGCTGGATCACCTCGTTAGGCTGGCGATCCATGAGCTTCTTGACGTCGCCCTCGGACAGCATGCCCACCGGCGTAACGTATAGCGGTCGGTTTGCGTTCCGGTGCTCGCGCAGCCGTTGGCGCGCCAGGTTGTATTCCATCTGGATCGGCTTAATCAGCCGGACGTCAGACGGCGGGTAAATGTCCCGGTCAGACTCAACCTCGTTAAAGGCCAGGAGGAAGAACGGCCAGAAGCGCTTGAGCTTGATCTCCGGGCAGCCGGGCTCGACGAGGAAATCCGGATAACCATCCGCGATCACATACTTGAGGCCGTCGCGCTTGGAGTAGATCTCCCAAACCTTAGCCAGGTCAGCTTCGCTCTTTTCATCAGATCCGGAATACTTGTTCTCCTGGCGCGTGAACGATGTGCCAAGATCTACGCCGTAGACCTCTTTGATCTCGTCGGAGGTAAGGATGAACTCCTGGGCAACCCATTCGGCGCCGATAAAGCCCTGGAGCTGCCGGCAGCGAGTATCGACGATAATGTTCTGGGACTGAGGGAAATCAAAGACGATGCCTTCGTCGATGATCATGTCCTCTTTCTCCATGAGCTCTTTCTTGAGGAGATCGAGCTGCGCGCGCTTGGCGCTGTTGTTATCAAACTTGTCGTCCTTCAGATCCTGCTCCAGGCGATCCAGGGTCTTGATCTGCTCGGTAATGTCCGTGAGCTTCTCGACGTCCTCCGGGCGCATGGACATGACGCGCTGGTAACCGATCTTGACGAAACCGACGCCGGTGACGCATGTGCGCCTAACCAGCTGCTTCATGTGCGTCTTGATGTTCTGCGTCTCGATAATGTGATGGAAGATGATCTCCATCGTCTTGCCGATCTTGTCGAGCTGCCGGCGTTTCTCGAAACCCTGTTCGACGTCGGCCATAAGCGCGGTCGCGTGAGGATCCGGCATGCCGGTGGTCATAAAGGACTGCTGGTTAGCTACATTAGCAGACTCCAGCTGGCTGGCGTCGCCCTCCCAGAGGGTGAAGTCCAGGGTGTTGCGGCGCTTCGAGATCGCCTTCGGGTTCTTTGCGTAGAGCGCAGCTACGCGCGTCTGAACGTGGCGCTGCACCAGGTTGGCGACATACCGGTCGTCCTGGGGGCCGCGGTGTCCGGGCCATTGTTTGCCCATGTAGAAATCCATGTCATCGCGCATGCCGCCGATCGGGCGCTCCCAATGCTTCTTAGCGCGCATGATCTTGCCCTGCCACTCTTTGACCAGGGCCTTCATGGAGTCCTTGGCGTTAGGATCCGGATCGCGCTTAATGCCCTGGGGTTCTTGTGGCGCCTGGTAAGGCGCTGCTTCGATAGGTTCGTTGGCTTCCATTAGAATTTATTGGTGTAGTTAAGGTTAATGCCGGCGTCCGGGCGCTGCCCGTGCTGCTTGGAAAGGTATGCGCTAAGGCTAGTGTTATCCCCGATCTGGGTAGAGTAATCCAAACCCATGACCGGTCTAGATGCGCCCATCTGCTTTTGAAGAAACGCGTGAAGATTTCCTTCGTTATAATGGACACCGGCAACAGCCGGCATGCCCATCTGCTTCGCGATCTCTGCGCGCAGCGGGCCAATGTTGCCTCCAATCGTGGCATTAGGAGAGAGCTGCAAGCCTTGGGGTGACGCCTGGGCATTAAAATTATACCTGGCCTGGAGGCCGCCTAGAAGCTGCTGAAGTAGATCCGCGTTAAACATGGCGCCCTCCGGAGAGGCCTGGCCGGAAAGGCTCAACGCCAGCGGATTAGGGTTGCCGGAGCTTACCTGGAACGATGATAGGGCGTCGTCTCTCATACGCGAATAGTCATCATGACCAGAAAGTCCGCAACCTGTTTTCTCCCCACTCCCTCATCTTGGAGGAGTGCTTAACCCAGGCTAGGGTGCCGGTCCTGGGGCCGGTGTCTGCTTTGGAAGGCGCGCTGGCGCCTACCTGGAGGTTGAGCCCCATGCCGATGTGGGCGATCCAATCGACAAAGTCGTCGTGCCTGGCTGCCGGGAACTTTAATAGCTCCAGCTGCGCTGCCGGCCACCAGCCGGCGAACTTAGGGAAGAATACCTTACCCATCGCCATGCGGCCGCGGATAGCCTGGGCGCGCGTCTGCTTGTCCTTCGACGGGGTAACCTCGTCGATCGCGCAGTAGATCTTCTCCTCCTGCATGCGCTTGCGCAGGAACGGGCCGATGGCCTTGGAAATGTGGCCCTTCTCAGCCCACCAGAGCAGCGGGGCGTTGCGCCGGAACTGATCTAGCATGGCGTCGCAGACGACGTCGGTCTGCGCCCGGCGCCAGAATAGATCCGGCAAGACCCAGATGTTATCCTCCTCGTCGATACCGACGCAGCCCATGCAAGTCTTGTCCGCGTCCTGGGCGATCGAGACGGCGTGGTCAGAGGCGCCATACTTCCGGAGGTTCGGAGGGATCGCGCTAGGGGAGTCATACGTCTGCAGCCAATCCTTGCGGAAGAAGTCGCCGTCCTCCGGCGTAGGGGTCCCCTGGTATAGCGCAGAGAAGCCGGTGGGGTTAAGGCGCTTGATCTGCTCCAGGGCAGGGATTGGGAAGCGATCCGGCCACAGGGCCTCCCCTGGCTTGCGCTTCATGGGGTCGTCGTCGCCGGCAATCGCCGGCAGCGCCAGGACCTTCCAATTCTTGGCTTCCTCGGCGTTATAACAGGGGTTGGATGAGTCAGTCAGCCGGCCGATCAGATCGTCCTCATGCCAGCGCGTCATGATAATGACCACGCGGCCCGCCGGCATCAGTCGGGTCATGGCCACTTCGGTGAACCAGGCCCAAAGCTTGTCCCGGAGGTTCTTAGAATTAGCCTCCTCGCGGTCCTTGATCGGGTCATCAATGACCAGGAGATCGGCGCCACGGCCGGTAAGGCCGCCGCCACGGCCGACAAAGACGGCCAGGCCGCCCTCCTCGGTCTGGAATTTGTCCGACGCCTTACTGCCGGTGCGCAGCTTGCAGCCAGGGAACACCTGTTTAAACGCAGCTGAGCCCATGGTTTCGCGCACAGATTTGCCAAAGTCCTGGGCAAAGTCGTCGTTATAAGTGGCAAAGATGAGCTGCCGGTAGGGGTCCTTGCCCAGGAACCAGGCCGGGAACCGCCGGCTGGCGAGCTCAGATTTGCCATGCCGGGGCGGCATGGTGATGATCAGCCTGGGCATGCGCCCGGCTTCGCTCTCCTCCAGGGCAGCTGCGATCACCTGGTGATGCAGCGCGTCCTGGTAGCGCGATTGGGTGTGATCCTCCGGCGCCTCCGGNTCCGGCAGCGTGAACTTGGTGAAATTGATAAGGCCGGTCCTGGCCTTCTTGAGACGGAGCAGTCGTTCAGCTGCCTTGATCTGGCGCTGAATGTCGTCCTGTTCCGGCTCGCTCATTAAGCCGCCGGCTG